ACTTCACGAACTTTACGAATCTTTCTCGGATCGATATAGCGAAGTTCTTTAATACCTTCTTTAGGATTATTCTCATTTACAATTACATGATAATAAATTCTTCCGTCAATATACCAACGTCTGAATATATCATCAGCTAAATTTGAGAAGTTTAGCATTTTTAAAATGTTGTCAAACTCTTCTCGAATTTTTTTCTTAATGGATTCTGGTTGCTTCAAATCGTCCATAATAATTTCAACAACTCTTCCATCTTTGTCATGTGAAATTGCTTCATCGACGATTTCTGTAATTGCTTGATCACATTCCGGATGATTCGACATCTCTCTATAACGAGTTATAAGTTCTAGTTCATTACGAACAGAACCTTCTAGGTCAATATAGGTTCCAAAATGTGCATTTTGTGTGATGGTAACTGCACCATCGTCGAGAGAATCGGTAGGTAAAGCGAACGAGGCCTGTTCAGGAATTTCTTTCTGAACTATATCTTTTTGCCCTAATGTGAAACCAAATAGTTTTATTGCCACTTATTTTCCTTTTTCATTATTAAAAAGGAGGAGCAATTGCTCCTCCCTTATCAAACTACTGCGTCCTCTATTGATTCCCACCACTGATATGTCAAGTTGACTGAGAATTCTTCGATGGTATCGTTAGAACCCCAATCAACATCAATAGCGGAAATGTCTGTTGGAAATAAGCCAATAAATTTATATTTTTTGAGAATGTTTCCTGCTTTCCCATACTGACGAACTTCACCATCTACGCTATAACCTAAAGCAGTTGCAGCAGCAGGATTTCTAACATTCAAACTGTGGCTATTAATTCCATTTAGCCATCTTTCAAAAGCATTACGAATTACAAAGTCTTCATCATTGATAATTGTGACTGTCCAATCTGTGAAGGTTCTGTTACCAGCAAATTTAAGTTCGCGACCGAAGTATTGAACTGGAACAGCACCAATAGTAGAACCAGGTAACTGAGCAGTCTTACACATGAACGACATTTTTGTTTGTGCATTTCCTGGCAATGAGAAGGCTGGGAAAGGAAGCGTAACCTCAAATAGATTTGGGCGTGCTCCATCTCCCTGCATCTGAGAGCGGAATTCGTTAATGTTAAAAGCCATTTAATTTATCTCCTATCTCTCTTATTTATTAGAATCTTCCGACAACTTCTTCAAACGCAACACCCGTTCTAACAGCAACGAAATTGAGTTGAATAAAGTTAATCGAACGAGCAGGTTTAATATAGATGTCACCGATAAATTCATTGCGATCAATAACTTCAGGTGTGTTATTTGTAATATCGCAAACAACACGGAAATCATAAATGCCGCGGCGACCCTGGACTTCTCTTAGGTATGGCTCAACAAGATTTACAAAGGCTGCGCGAGTAAATTCATCATTGAATTCAAACAGAGATGAACGTGCTGCGCGAGCAATAGATTTCTCAAGAACAATAAACAAACGACGAACATTGATTCTGTCAAATGCACTTGGTCTGCTTAAAAGAGTCTTATCGCCATATAGAATAGTACCTTCACCCGGGAAAGTAACTACAGGATTGACACCAACTTTGTACAAAGCATCTCTATTAGCTTTGGTTGGATTCCATGCTAACTTAACAACATTCTTGATAATTCCTCTGTTTACGCCTGCTGGTGAGAACCAAGGATCACGCTCACTGTCGGTACGAGCGCAAAGCCCTGCAATGTCTCCGTTTAATGGAATCCAACGATAAACATCGTTATATTTGTCGTATTGGTATTTCCATCCGCTATCCATCACTGCATAGGAAGATTTTGTGTAAGTTCCAGCAGTAGAAGCAACATCGGTATCTTCACTGCCAGAATTGTCAACTACATCACTAAATTCTGGTGAAACAAACACGACACAATCTTTTCTCGATTCTGCTATACCAATTAAATAATTTGGTGTATCGGTACCAGTTGTTGCTCCTGCCATCAGAAGAGATACATCTACAGAGTCAGGATTTTCAAACAAATCTAAAGATGTATTGACATTAGCTGCCGAAGCTACAGCATCTACACCACCAGCTAAGTTATATATTGCATTAGCGGCAACAGGTGCTGAGGTATAACTTGCGATATTGGTTGTTGCCTGTCCCCAATTCGTATTACCTACATGCCCACCCCACCAGATATATTTTGATCGACTATTTAAAACATCTTTATAATAGTTGCTTGATCCATCAGAATTTTTAGCATCACTCGCTTTAGATACATAACCAAATTTTTCAAGAACAGTATTCGCTGTTCCAGAAATTGCTCCGGATCTATCAATTACAATAATATGTAACTCATCATCTGTTGAACTATTTCCGGAAGCATAAGCAGAAGTTCCTGGTGTAGAATCGAATTGGTTTTCATATGTCCAACCAGAATATGAAGATGAATCTACGAAAGAAACACGTATCGAATTTCCTAATGTTCCTGGGTATTTTGCGTAAAATAAGTTTGCGGAGTTAGCACTATGATTTACAAGATAATCATTTTCGTTTTCAATCAAGACTGGAGTTCCGGTGGAAATAGTAGCGTTTAGAGCACCACTTCCAACTGATCTGATAACTCTTAAATCTGTACCATATGCAAGGAAGTTTGCACATGTGAAAAATGCATTTGCTGTATTATCATCAGGTTTACCAAAAACCTGTGCTAATTGGAGTTCGTTGTTGATAACCGTAACTTCGTTGACTGGTCCCCACTTGAAATATCCAGCAAAACCACCCACGGTAGTTGCAACAGACGGTACAACTGTTGTCAAGTCTACTTCGGAGACATTAACTCCTGGTGACAGTTGAAAAGCCATTTTCTGTTCTCCTTATTTTATAGAACTTTTTTATTTTCCTATTTATTATTTTAGAAAGTTGAAGGTATATACCCACGATTTCTTACTGTTGTCCACAAATCTCTTCCATCAGATTCTCTTTCTTCTTGTAGACCGTCATTTAATTCACCTATAGGCAACATTTCTTCTTCTAACTGAAGATTTCTTTCTTCTAAAAGTCTCTGACGAACATCTGAATCCGTCAATTCTCTGAAATAGCTTTGAACTGTTAACCAAGAAAACAATACTAAAGTCATTACAATATCATCATTATTTCCTTCTTCTGCCTTGTACGAATCTTTATCTCTTACAAAAGTATTAAATTCTGCGATGGTATCAAAATCATTCGTAACTAACTTATCCGTTTCAATTAGAGTTTTTAAGTTAGCACATCCTATTTTCTTTACCGATTTGGATGTCTTAATTCCATATGATGCTCCTTTTTTAAATCCTGATGCTATATGAACACCTTTTATGTCGTGACTTTCTATTCTGAAAATGTTTTCATACTCTAAATCATAATGTAAAATGTCAACAACTTGTTGCCCAACATTATTTGTTTCTACAAGTATAAATGCTCGATTATATCTATTCGCTATATTATAGACATATGTAGGAAAAATCAAAGGTGATATCTTATTGTCTCTATATTTTGCAACGTGCTTATAAGGAAGCTCGGTCACATCCAATATTGAAACAACGGAATAATCTCTATCAACTCCTTCAGCACAATCTACTATAGCAATATACGTATGCCCTTTCTTAGGTTCTTCGTAGATATCTATATTTTCTTCTTTTTTAATCGGATTTGTGAATACTAAAGTTTTAAGTTTAGCTCCAGGAATTAATGTCGCACTTGATCCTATAAATTCAGTTTCAAATTCTTGTCTGAACTGTTCTTCGCTTGTGTTGCGAATGGTTTCTTCTCTCCACTTTTCATCTCTTCCTGGAACCATCGACCAATGAACTTCAAAAGGAACATAAAGTGAACGTTTCTCTACGGCATCCGTCCACATCTTATAGAACTGATTTAGACCATTCGGTGTTGAGACAATGATAACTTTGGTTGTATTACCTGAAGATATAACAGGGTACGTAGCAGTAAAGAATTCCACTGCCATGTTTTGTGGGACGAAGGCAAATTCATCTAAGAAAATTAAATTGTAAGAACCACCTCGAACACCTGAAGAACTTGTAGCATAAGCAGAAATTTCGGAACCATTTTCAAGAACAATGTTGCCTTTATTCCACTCCAAAATTCCTTGTTGGAGCCAAATCGGAAGAAATTCATAAGCATACTTTATTCTTCCTAAAATATCTCTAGCAAGATCACCTTTATTCGCTAAGATAGCAATCTTATAATCATCAGTAAATAGAATCGACCAAAGCATGAATGCTGCAACGGTAGTAGTCTTACCTACCTGACGAGGCATCTTACATATGGAGAAACGATTACTATGAAAACCTTGAACCATTTCCTCTTGGAAAGGCCACATTTCAAAAGGAACAAGACCTTTATCTACGTTAACAATTCGAACGTACTTTTTGATAAAGTAAAGAGGTTCTTTAATACATTTAGTAATCTCAATTAGTTGATCTCGGGAGTATTCAATTTCTACTCCCGATCTTTTTAAATTTGGATTACCTAGATAGCCACCTGCTGACATTACTTAGTTAAACTCTTCAACATCCAAGCGTGTTTTTGATGTGCATCTAAAAGTTCTTGTAGAAAGTTGCTTATCGCAGACTCATCAGCAACATCAGCAGCAGCAATACCCGCTCTCAAATGAAAAATATATTTGTCATTAGATTGTGCTAAATCTCTTAACATTGTCATAGCATCAGGAATATTTTCGTTTTCCAAAACATCAGACAATTCGTGTATTCGTGATAAATTTGCTGGAGCATAAGCACCCAACATACGGATCTTTTCAGCAATCAAATCTGTTTGATTCCAAACGGCAGTATAAAATTGCCCAAGAAAATCGTGGTATTGTAAAAAGTCCGGACCTTCTACATTCCAGTGAAATGAATGTGCCTTAAAATAAAGACCAAAATTTGTTCCTAAAATGGTTCTCATTTGTTCAATTAAAGTTTCCATTTTTATCCTATCTGTTTTATTTGTTTAATTAAATCTGCTGTAGATCCAACGAAAACTGCTTTGTCAACATTGACAACCGAAGTCTCTTTTACTGGAACTAAATCTCTTTTCTTCTTTTGCAATTCAATCAAGTCTTTATTGATATCAGACATATTTTTTATCAAAGTGGCTGCAACTTCATATGCTCTAGGATGATCCGTTGCTTTTGCTACTTCTAATATATTGTCTACTGCAATCTTACCTTTTTCTGCTAAATCTCTTATATTTTGTCTAGCGAATTCAAAATCTGAATCTACTTCTGTAGGTATCACTTCTGGTAAAGAAGATTCTCCTTTACCTAAAGGTTCGATATCAAATAATCTGGATAAATTTTCATCTGTTTTTTTCATGATAAGTTATTGGGAAATTCTTCTATGGTTTCAATAAATCCAAAATCATCATCTGGTGTAGCACCAAAAGGATCAACTTCAGTTA